GGTGCTGTCAATCGATCCTCCGTTCAACGGAGGCTTGATCTCGTCGTTGGCATTCGCCTTGCGCTGGAACAGCGGTCCTGTGTCGGGGTTCGATGCCGGTCCTGTTGTGGTGGTCAGGACAACTGACGCAGGCTCGGTCAGGGTGACGCTATCAACCTCACCGGCCCAATGCTCGTTGGCCTGAATCTTGATCTCGTCTGCATTGGGATCAGCGGCTTTGATTATCTGGCTAATTGTTTTTGGGAAAGGCCCATCAGTAATTCGTATGGGATTTCCAGCACCAGTTGGCCCATCCCCTAAAAAAACCTTCAACTCACCATACCCCTTGGTGCCCACATCCAACTTGTTAATGTGAACTGTCCCTTTGACCGTGCCTGCCGCCGATGCGGAGTTGTCCGTGGTGATCATGCTGGCACGGTTGTCAAAATAAATAGCCTTGCCAGCAATTATCGCATTGCCACCTGAAGTTGCGTGTAGGGTTTCGACAGTTAACGTCTGCTCTTGGTAGCCCGTTTCACCGTCTGGTGAAACACCAACGCTCAACGTCCCTGCCAACTTGGTGTCACCTACCGATGCCGCTGCCGATAGCACCATCTTTGCATCGATGACGGTGCCGTTAAACCAAAGCAACACAGCACCGCTTGGAAGGTCGCTTATTAAAGCCTCGACCTCAAATGCTGGATCGCTTGCTGTTGTGAATGTTCCCTCAGCCGAGGTGCCTTCCTTAACAACCTTAACCGACATTCCGTAACCGGAGGTCACACCACCCACCGTGTCGCCTTTCACCTGCATCGCAGGGATCATCGAATTGATGTTTATATCCACCCCGTACTGAACCCCATCGTCAGACCCTATTTCTTGATTCAGGTTTATCACAGAACCTGAAGGCTCGGAAATCTTCGCCACATCACGGGTCGCATCGGAGACACGGGTCCAAGCACCTCCCGTGTTGGCTGGAACATGCTCCAGATTCCAAGGTGAGGAACTGGTTGAAAACGCAGTTGTGCTTACGAAGTTTGAATCACTAATTGCGTTGGCTACGTTGCTCAACCCAACATTTGTGCCCGTCTCGTTGTCAACCAATGCAGCACCGGTAAGGTTGCCCACCAATGAAGTCGCACCGGAGTTAGCGGAAGAGGTTAAAGTGAAAACACCACCGTTAATAAAAGAAACAAAGTCACCCGACCCAAAAGCACCTCCTATTGCGTCAACCGTAATCGTTATTCCGTTTGCTATAGCATAGCCTGACGCATTGTTGACGGTAACTCCCCTTATGTTCCCGCCCTTCTTGCCCGAAAACAAAACCTTATCGCCTGCGGCATACACTTTGTTTTCATAGACCTCGACGTTGGACCAATCCAGACACTTGGTGCCTGCACGGGTCCTGATCCTGCCCTTATCAAACCGGATGTTGTTGGCAAGCGCAACATGACCCTGCGGAACCTGTGATGGTTCAACATTCATGTTCACTCCCAAGAAGGCAGCGTCACCGTCAGATAGTGGATCAGGTATAGGCATTACTTACTTCTTATTATCCGGTTCAACCTCGCTACCTCCCTCAATGCTGATCGAGTGAACGCTGGGGCGTTGGTCGCCGCTATCGGGAACTGGGGGTGACCTGTCAACATCGAGATTCCATTCAATCCCTGATACTCGACTGTCTTGCACCCCGCTGCGAGCAGCAGCAATGGCAGCATCAATATAATCCAACTCCTCTTCATGTTTCTCGTCTGCACGATGGCTTTTTATCGCTTCACCTATATGCAAAAAAAGCCGCTCCAGAGATGGAACGGCTCGCAGTATAGCTAACAACCAGCCAAGCCCCATTATCAGTCTGCCTTGTCTTTGACTATTGCGTGTTTCAAGAACACGCTGAGACATGATGTCACGACCACTTGAAGCATAACACCTAGCCCGACCTCGCCCAAAAAATAGGCAGACACGGTTCCGAGAATGGCTGTCGCCGCCCCCCACATCGTTTTTGATTTAAGCATAATTATTTTCCTTTCTTATAAAGGTCATACGTTTTCTTCGCCACATATAGAAGGGAGAGAAAACTGATCAAGAGTTTTAAGACTACGTCGATGTCCAAAAGCATGTTGCCTGTTCCAAGTCCGGTCGCCCCGACAACCTTGATCAGTTCCAAGTCCCACTTCATTTATCCTTCTTTGGAGGGACGACTTCAACAGGAGTCGTTCCATCACACTTGTCGCAACTCTCGATCTGCTCCAGCAAATCCTTGGCTGCGTTGGTTACTGCATCATGTTGCGGGCGGGAAAGACCTGCTTGCCCTGCCGCAACGTACAGCGTGTCTAACGCCTGCTTCGCTTTTTCTTTGTCCATTTTTTTAAATGCCTCCCGCAAGTAAATTACTTAAACGACACATATCGGACGTTGGCATTATTTGCCTCGCACGGCCCGGTATAGTTGTCGATTGTATAAGACGTTCCCACCGTCAACTTGATGTCGAAAATGGTTGCCGTTGCCGCCGTTGTGCTGAAGTTCACATAAACGTCACCCGACTGTGAGGTGATGATTAACTTCTTCCTCCGGTCGTCGGGGTCGAGTGTTGCAGTTTCCACCGCCGTTGGGGTTCCTAATGATGCTAATTGTACGTTCATAAAATTTTAATAAGTAAACATGTTCACCGATCTGATTTGACCGGCTTGCCGATAAACCTTGTCGGCTTCAAGCTGTAAAAGTGATTCTGCATTCGCATCCTCGATCATTGCCTGCTCCACCTGACCGTTCGCTTTCAGGTAGTCAGCGAATACCGACCGGATGAGGTAGCCTTGAAATATCTTTGGGATATCGTGCGCCGTGTCAATCGCTGACGTTGTCGCCTCCGTAATCGACGGTTTAGATATACGATACTCAACGTAAACAGGAGTAGTGCTACTGCGGAGGATAATCCTTCTGTTGGTTCCATCGTGTCCGTACTTCCAAGCTATTGGTGCTGTTTGCGTGGTTGCTTCGGGGTCCTTGTTGTAAACCTCCAACACCTCCCCGTAGGTGTCGGGCAAATTGGAAAAATAAGGGGCAACATTGTTTGTCTTGCTGACCGTTGCTTCCGCTATGCGGATCAACTCTGGCCAATACTCAGAGTCCCATGCCATGCCCAGCCTATGGTCCGACAGGTCCCGTACTGCCATGAAGAAGTGGCTAGGCAACGCATCCCGGTCAAGACCGGCAAGTTGCGCCACGCCGCTAACTACATTCGCAAAGGATAGCTGGATCACAGGTTAAAAGTTTTGGAGTATTTTTTGGAGTATCCGTACTTCGGCTTTGCCGGTTTACAGATAACAGATGCGGAAGGGTTGTCCCGCCCATACTCCTTGATGAATTGTTCGTTGCCCCAGCACTCGTAACCGAGTCGCTGCCCCCAATAATGATACGAGGTGGGGTCCACCCTTAACCGGTGAACACCCACCCCGTCGATATGCTTGGACTCATGCTTGATCTTTGCCTCTTGGAGTTTCTTGCGGGTATTAATCTCCGCTTGAACTGCCTGCATTTTCCAGCCAGTACGCAACTCCTTGACAACGTCCGATGCTAAATCGGGATCGTCGTTAAACAAGGACTCAGCAACGTCCTTTTCAAACATTATTAATCGTCGGTGAAGTTGATCAAGCCACTCGAAAGCGGATTCTTATGAGCCAACCCTGCGATAGTGGTGATAATCCGACCTTCGCCGCCCCCATTGTTTGTCATGGGCTTGACGTTGGTGGTCATGTTGTATTTTAACTCCAACATGTCCATCGGAAGAATCATTCCGCAACCTCCGGTGTTGTCTAACGCAACACTACTAGCAACTACCGCACTCTTCTCAATGAAGTTTGAAACGTGCAAACGCAACGTGCCAAAATCTCCGGTGAAAATATCGATAGTCGATACGAACGCACGGTCGGCTTGCTCCTTGTTCAAGGTGCGAATACGAACCGCAGGATGTGTTGCCGATTCTGCTGACTCATCAACATTGGTTTCGGCAAAGCCCGTGAAGGCACGTTTGACCTGCGGATCGCAAATCAAATCGTAATCACGAACAACGCCCGTCTGCTCATAGATAGCCTCAAGGACATCCTGAACACCTCCAGAGGTCAGCGCAGCCTTGGTCGTTGTCGAAGCCGCTCCTCCCCTGACGGCGAAAGTGCTGTCAACTTTAGCAGGGCAGTCTGCCCCAGCGGTAGACAACGCATTGTTGACCACCTTGTTATGCCCTGCGGGGTTTAACCAACTCAGCAAAGACTTGGTTTGAAACGCCACACCGGCTGCGCCATCCCGTGCGTCATTTTTAGACGATACGGTT